CTCAAGATGCTTTGAGTCTCGCGACTCAACATCTAGAGGGGCAAACTGATCCTCGACCCTTTGACGGGCCAAAGACAGTAAGCTCTTCTGGAGAGCAGAGTATCCTTCTATATTGTCACTGCTATAGACTGGACATGCTTGCCATCCCCTGACTTCAGGGATAAACAAGTCATCATTCCACCTCTCGGCAGAATAATATCCCAGATAGGAAACTCTTCCAAGCAAAGCGCTTTCCTCACTAACCACGGGTAAAGACCCGAGGAACTCCTCACATTTGCAATACATGAGGTGAGCAGTTTTCCAATAGCCATTCTTAAAGAATAAGCTAGCGGATTCCACCCATGAGATAAGACGCGAAGCTTGTCGCTTGTTCTCAGGAGGTTCACTACGTACGTAAATTGGTGTTACCAATTCACCATCGTAGGCCTCAACACCACAAGATTCTCTGAACTTTCCAGTCCAGAAAGACTTAGAGGTGTTCACCTTACAATTGTACTTTTGTAGGTATTCGAGAACAACACCCGCATCCGTCGATGGTGCCAGAATATCGTCACCATAAACGTAAACATTACGAGAAACGTTAAAAATGTTCTCGTAACTTACAGGGAGTTCGTACTTCTTCAAAAGAGCCGCTACACATAACGTGTAGAAGTACATCGACTCAATTGGGAAGCACAGAGCACTACCCATGGAAGCAAACTTCTTAAGTGGTAAAATATCACCATTCGGAAGTTTTACTTTCGTCGTTCTACATGCAGCGATCGCATCCCTTAAGTCAGGGTTACAATCAAACATCCCTAACGCAAGATCCAGGGGAACCCTGTCACTAGCATCAGAGAGATCTATCGTTGCTAATAGACCAGTAGAAGAGGACTTCATTGCCAGACTCTGGTTGACAGATTGGTCGTCGAAATTGACGTGCCCTTTTGTCAGTTCAAAGGATTCTATAGCACTAGTTAGTGTTGTTAGAATAGACTGTTGCGTGTATTGCATGCAACACGGCTCTATAGCAATGATACGAGGTCCTTTCAAAGTCTTGGGAACAAGAGCTAACCGAGATGGAAGCTCTTCATCCTCGCAGAGGAACGTTACATTTTCGAACTCCTTATCATCGAATGCCGAAGTAACTAAGGCAGTATCGATAAAAGGAAAGAAAGGTTCGAGACGTTCATGCCAATACTTCCAAACGTATTTCTGATTACCAGATATACGCTCGGATGTAGCACCTGGACCATGCTTCGGATTTCGCATATCGTGACGTAAACGTCCCAACATACGATTCCAAAGCACAAAAGCAACTTCAAGAAATTCTGAAGTCGCCTCAGAAGGCGCAGAAGGCTGTTGAAAGTTGTGCTCAATTGCGATGAAGGATTCGAGCGCTTTGTACTCCCTCGCGGGTGTACAAGCGACCTCAATCTTCTTGAATGCCAGACAGATTTGTCTGATGCATCCAACGATGACGGGGGCCTCGCTCGAGTACCTCGAGTCTGTTTTTTCATCGTATAATCTCCCTGTCTCATGGTCAAAGAGTAAGTTGATCATTCCTTGCAAAAATGCAGGGTTTGATCCAGATTTCTTGAAATTACTGAAATCTGTTGAACTAATAACCCCGGTCCTTAGACTTTTCTCAAAGTCATTACAGAATCGGGGCAGGACTATCGTCAGAAATGACAGTCCTTCTCTTTTGACCCGTGACTTAATTGTCATCAAGTCACGTAGATCAGAGACTTCAGCGGTGCACTTAGCACAGGCATCTCGATAGATGCTCTGTACCAACTCTAGGTAATCACTTGCGTTGCTTTTCAAGTTACCCCCTAATTTTTACAAAGGAGGAAGACTTCAAGCCACGTAACAGGATGGAGAGAACGTATAGCCCAACTCCCTTAAGGAGGGGTTCAGGTTCCAATAGAGGAGCCGAACGATACGTAAGATCTCTCCACCTTAGCTAAGAGGAAAGCCTCCTAGCAGACTTACCTCGCTACAAAACTGATCAACCCACACGAGGTGGGGCTGGTGTTAGGGTAAAATCCTCATTCCTTTCGGGAATCTGAACGATTCCACGATTCTTAAACACGGAAACGAAGGCTAAGCCTAAAGTTCCGATGTCAAAGACGGTTTTGAGGATGGCAAGAGTCTTATCCGAGTTCTGGGTAGAAATCGGAGAAGGTTTCAGCGGTTTTCTGGTTTTACCAGTAGACCTAGAAGCCATGCTCTATGCCTCCTTTCCAACTAGTTTTGCGATCATTGTAGCATCGGCCCAGACAAAAAGTGCTGCGGCCAGCTGTTGGATTTGCGCTGTAGAAAAACCGACCTCTGGTCGGTCAATCACAATGTAAATCCCGAGATTTTCGTAGTCATTCACCGCAGTTAGCGGGTCAGCTACGATAGCTCGTTGGTCAGCGCGCGCCATTGATCGAACACGCTTGTTCGACGTCTGGTGAGACACATTAAGTTTAAAGGTCTCATCTGCCATTGAATAGGTGGTTTTACCCTTCCCATCAATGAGAATTCGCGGCATTGACTTAGCAACAGCATTAACGGTAAGTACTTGTGGATCTGTTAACATGGTTGATCTCCATCGAGTTTATATGAGATGGTTCTGATACCGATATACAGTTTCTCAAGCTGCATAGCTACACGGATACCAGAGTAGATAATACTCATCACGTTCGGGCTATCCCGAGCGCGCCGAGTATTGCAATTTGTCTGGCTGAAAGGTTTCCGCCAGACAGGCTAAAACTGAACGGATTATCTGCAGCCTGGCGCCGTTTAATGTCGCAAGAGCGATACCAAACGTAGTCATGTGACTGACCATCAATCGTCTTAAATTGGGAACGAAGTTCCCAATAAGTCTGAGTGTGGTGCATCAGGTACATATATTTGGAGACTAGTGAGTCGGTAGCCCAATCTTGAGCACGCTGAATAGCGTCCCCTGCATTGGTAAACCAATCCGCTAGCCAAGACCAAGGAGTTACTTTCCATACAAGAGTGGGATTTAGATCTGCGCCATAGATGGCCATTTCTCGCTTCAAAGCGCTGACAAGGCCTTTAGCCTTACCAGAATCCCAATCAAACTCGGGTCGATAATACTTCCACTCACCTTCATACCATACATCAGTCGATGTGACTTTATGTATAGTATAGTGATAGGAACTAACGTCGTAAATGGTGAAAAACGCACCCGTGGGTTGAACCCCCGGAATGTCAAATCTCTCATGTACGAGCGTCTTCGACTCGATATGTCGGTCGACTCTTCTCCTTCTAACCCATCGATTGTTGTCTCTAGAAATCTGAGATTTCAATTGACGGGCATTCTGGTATACAGAGTAAACATCCTGTACATCCTTTAAGAAGGGGACCCACCCAAATTGGTGGTTGATAAAGTGGTTAGAAGCAGATTTAGGAGCCATCCTGCCATAACGGCGGGCAGTGGTTCCCTTCTGAGATGATCCAGCAATCGAGCGGATTGAATTCCACGCTGAGTGGAACCCCTTCGCCGATGTTTGGAGCATCCTTGGCAAGTCTCGCATCTCTGCGATGGCCTGACCAAGACCAGCTTTAGCAAGTTGAGGGCGTAGACGAGCATACGCCCCAGAGCCGATGCTGTTCAAATCAGGAAATAGCGTATTATAGACCGTACCTAAGGCTTCGTAAGTTGCCTCAGAAGTCGTGTCTAAAGCAGGTGGAAAAGAGGGGTTATAGAAACCTCCGTCCCATCTGTACTTCTGGTGATTAGGCTGGTTATACCAGGTATTCGACCAGTAACTTCCAGTTCCCTGAACAGTATACTGTGGCTGCACGATCTCTACAGATGCAAAAGGACCACCGGTTTTAAAAGGAGGTCCTGGGTGAAGTTGATCCCAGGTTCTTTTTCTAACGGTGGGGACAGCTGGGCCGGTAGCATACGTATTCGTATTACCGACCGAGAGTCCTGTATCAAGATCAATGATCCTGAGCACGCCTGCCAATACTCGATTTTGAGCTGGTATAGGCGTATCCTTTTTGCGAAATCGTGGGCCTTTGATGAACACAAGTAATTCCTCCGTTCGGAAATTAGAGAGCCTCATCGCTGAAACTCAAG